GAACTGCTTGGTGTAAACCAACGCACCCTTGAAGACCTCGAATATGGCCGCAGCCCCAATTCGCCGTTGTGGGGCGTGCTGGCGCGCGTGGTGGAGCTGATGGGTGTGTGATTGTTGTCCCGATCCAACACGCGGCGCACTCGGGACCAGATGCGTTCCAAAATGACTGGCGGCCCTGCAGATGCGCCGCGATCCAGGTCAGTCCGCGCTCGGAATAACGGAAGATTATACGTCCCCGCCCTTAAACTCCACCAAATCAGCATGCGGCGTTACCACGCCCGGCATCACGTCTGGGCGCACTTGGCGCGCGGCGAGGATCAGCATCTCGACCACGTAGACCGCCAGTTCGTCGCTGATGGCCACATGCGTGCGCAGGTCGCGCGCCATGGCCTGCACCACGGGATCGGTCACGCGGCGGCGCTGCCTGCGCGGACGCGCACACGTGAGATCGTGGCCAGATACGCGGCGGCTTTCTCGACCTCGGCGAAGCACACAAGCGAGCCGTCGCGCGGGTCGAACACGCCCGTAATGGTGTGGCCTATGCCCTTCTCACCACCAGCCTCGCCATGGCCACCCTCGAGCGCGTAGGTGTCGAGCGGCTTGTATCCGCGCGCTCGAGCTGACCAAAAAACGCGGCCGGTGTGCTCGTGTTGATCCTGCGAGAGCTTGAACGTGTGCCGGTCGCCCGCGATGTAGAGGTCCGCCATCGCGCCCGTGTGCAACGCTCGTTTGTCCGGCCCGTGGTTGGCGTTGAATGACGAGTTGCCGGGGAAATTGTGCGCGGCCCACACGCGCCACGTAGCGTCGCCGCAGCGGATGGTGAACTTGCTTTGCCATTCCTGCACCGGCACCGGGCACGCGGTCTGCATCCACCGCAGCGGGTTGTTGTGGCCGTGCCATCGCTCGCCGTCGTGGTTGCCCAACAGCAGCAGCCACCAGATGTCGCGAGACAGCACCCATTCGGCCAGCCGGATGCCGTTGCGTTGCGTCACCATCTGGTGCGCGTATTGGCCTTGCAGTTTTGGTGCCCACGAGTTGAGCCAGTCGCCCAGCCCCACGGCCCACATGCGCGGCGTGGCTTCAATGAGGTCGAGATGCGCGCACAGCCGCTCAATGTCGCACACGTCAATGTGCGGATCACCCACGAACGCCAGCGCGAACGGGGCTTCACCGGTGACGGTGTAGGGCATCCATTCGGCTGCGTTGCGGTAGGCGCGCTGACGCTTTTGTTCCGCCGCCATCTGCCGCACCAAATCGTCGAGCGGAATGTCCGGCCCCGGCAGCACGGGAGCCTTGTATTCCGGCATGGCGGCGGCCTTGTTGACGGCGGTGTTGAGAACGCGTTTCACCCGGTCTTGCGACCAGTCAAGGCGGCGTGCGGCCTCGACCAGCGCGGATTTGATGCCCAATCCCACCAACGCCCCGGCCCGGACATCGGCAAAGCCATCGGCGACGCATTGTTGATACGTGGATTGCGCTTGCTGGATTTCCTCGGCGGTGTAAGCGGGGGAGTATGCCACGCGTGCGCTCCTATTCCTGTCTCAGTCGCTCAGCCTCATCGATCACTTCGCCCACCCACTGCTCAACGCCACACCATCGCGCCATGGCGTGCATGACGGTGAGGTGCAGCAGCACCCAGCGGGCGGCAAGGCGGGTCATTCGCGGGCGCGCCGGAACCACATCACGCCATCCGCGACGGAGAACGGCTCCCAATCGTCCGCCAGCAGCGCCCGCATCATCGCGAAATCCATCGTGCCACATGACGCGATTTCCCATTGTCCGGTCATGGCGCCTGACTTTCCACCACATCCACTTCACCCACCGGGCGCACGCGGAGCCGCATCGTCGTCAGGTCGAAAATCTCGGCGGTGTTCGGCAGAACGGTTGGGTCAAGCGCGTAGTCGCAATGGTCGCGGGTCTGGCCGAACACACGCGCCGCGCCGGTCAGCAGGCGGCACACGACGCCAGCCCACCGCGCGCCGTCACGCCGGGCACGCGCCGTACGGGCGCTGAACGTCTCGTCAGCGTCACCGAGCAGCGCGGCGTTGAATGCGTGATCCGCGACGTTGAGCCAGTTGACGGCGTATTGCCGCAGCAGGCGGCAGGCGATGCAGCTCACTTTGGGCTCGCAGGCGTGCTGTGATAGAGCATGGTCGTTTTGGCGATGCTGCCGCTCGATGATCCGACCCAATAGGCCACCACAGACGACGCCATGCCGCCAAGCGTGCCGAGCATCACATTGGCCACGTCAGCCGAGCCCGGCGGGACGGCGTTGCCAAGGATGGCGTAGAGCGCCGCGCCGAAGCTGGCCAGCACCACGACAGACACGACGGGAGCGCCCCACGCGATGGCGCTGCCCGCTTTGGCGAGGTCCACCGTCTGCGCGCGGGCGTTGGTCTTGTCCGCTGCGGCAAGGTCTTCAAGGTGGATGTCGAGCTGGCGCATCGACAACGCGAAGGCGTTCTCCGCGTTTTTCAACGCAAGCAACTGATCCGGCGTCGCGCTTACCACGGCCTGCGCCACAACCGGCGGCGCGGTGTCGGCAGGAAGGCCGAATGCGCCGATAATGGCGTTGACCGCAGTGCCTGCCAAAGGCCCGCCGATGGCCGTGGCGATGGTCGGGGCCACGGTTTTGAGCGCGCCAAGCGCCCCGTCGAAAACGTCAGACAACGTGCTCATGCCACCGCTCCCATCTGTGCCAGTCCCTGCTCAAACAACGCCGCTTCGGCCTCGCGCCTGGTCAGCAGCCCATCCATGCCCTGCCCGGCCCAAAGCCGCTTCATCGCGCGGATGTATCCAGGGATGGCGTCGAAATCCTGCGCGGCCATCGCGTCGCGGATCTGCCGCATCTCAAAACGCCTGTCGGGTTGCGGCTGAGACGGTGCGCCCATGTCGAGCCCGCGATTGTATGCAAGGCTCACCAGCGCGCCGAAGCAGTCGGGGTGCAGCGCGTCTGTGTTGGCGAACGCCTGCGAGACCCTGCGCGACCATTCGGGCATGTCGATGGAACCGAACACCTCGCGCGCGACCGGCAGCGGCACCACGATGTCGCGCGCGCTCGCCAGCAGCATCTGCGCGGACGCGCCCTTGCGCCCGGCATAGCTCATCAGCCGGGTGACGACGCCAGGCGGCAGGGTTTGCCAATCGGTCTGGATTTTGCCGGTCGCGGCATAGCCGAGGTCATAGCCGATGCCGATGGTGAGGCCCGATTGTGCGCCCGGCCATGTCGGGTGCGGGTCGTAGCCGCCGCCGATCTCGGCGTTGATGATGAGGTCAATCGCGGCCTGTGATGGGGTGTTCATACGCGGTCCTATTCGCCGGACGCCGATGCGGCGTGACTGTCAAAAATGCCGTGCATCCCAAGGCGCGCGGCCATCAAATCGGGTTCAGACAGGCATTCAAACCCGTCATACGTTTCCGCGTAGATCACCAGCGACATCGCGCCCTTGGCGACAAGGCGATCCACCAGCTCATGATATTTGGCCACCGTGGCGGCGTCCGGGGCGGTGCGTTCGGGCTTAATGGGCGCGATGGTCGGCTTCTTCATTTCCCACCTCCCTGGTGCCAGCCAGCGCCAATCAGCGCGAGATAGGCCAGCCCGCCAACAGCCGCCGCCATCAGTCCGCCAGCCGTCCATTTGCCCAGCGTGGCGAATTGCACGTCCAGCCACTCTTGGATTGCTTCTTTCACCAACTCGCGCTGTTCTGCGGGGTCCATGTTCGGCATCGGAATCAATCCTTTTGAAGCAAGAAACGGCGGCATGGCATCAGCCCAGCAAAGCCTGCACGGTCAGATACGCGTCGCGGATGAACACGCGGCCCTGCGTCGTGGTGGCCGACAGCGTGACGACGTAGCCGACGCCAGCGGACGCGGCAGGCGCGATCAGCCAAATCGTGGGAATGAGCTTTGTTGTGTCGAGCGTGGTCGGATACGACGCGCCAGCAAGCGCAAGGTCGCTGGCCGTGGCCGGCACGCCGTCAACCCGCGTGATGGTGATGGTGATCGACGCGGCGGACGTGAACGTGTCGCCCGGTGCCCCGAGATCGAGCGTGCAGTCGATATAGCGCCCGTCCGTCTCCCCCGCGCGCATGGGCGGCAAAGTGACGGCGGGATAGGTGGCAATCGACATGGTTAGCTGCTCCCCGGTGGCAGTTTGGTGCCGCGTGTGAACGGTGGCAGGGACACGCCGCGCAGGAACGGCGAAAGGCGCACGCCCTTGGTGGCGATGGCGTTGAACAATTGCCCGATGGCACCACGCCCGGATGCGCTCGCAGACCCGAGCCCGGCCAACACGGCGCGCGTCGCCATGCCCGCCCGGCCCGATGCGGAGGCAAACCCGCGCCCGGCCAATGCTTTCAACACAGCACCGCCCGCCAGCCCGTTCGTGCCCGTGGCGTTCGACCCACCACGCGCGGACATGCGCCCGGTTGCTGCCAATCCGGCGCGCGAGAACGCCGATGAGATGCTGCGCCCGGCGATGCTTGCGAGCGTGGCCACTGTGCCCAGCCCGCCGCGCCCGGACGCAGCAGACGTTGCGCGCCCGGCGACGTTGGCCGTGGCGGCGCTGGCCGCGCGGGCCTCGTTGAGCGCGGGCGCGCGGGCCGCGATGCTTGCCGATGCAGTGTCAGCGGCGCGCGCGGGTGAGATCGCCTCGCCGTGCGCCGCTAGTTTGGCCGATGCGGCGGTCGATGCGCGCGTTTCGTTTACTGCGGTTGCGCGCCCGGCCAGCGATGACGCGGCGGCGTTGGATGCGCGCGCCGATGACAACGCCTCGCCATGCACGCCAATCAAGCCGGTGGCGGCGGTGCCTGCGGTGGCGCGGCTTGCGGCAAACG